CCGGAAATTTGTGTTGATACGTTGTTGTCATTTACGTGTATAAATCAACTCTTTGTTCCGGGCAATGACTACTCCACCAATAATGAAAGCTCAAGACAGGGCCGCAGTTATGGAAAGAACCGCTTATCTAGATAAATTAGGTAAGAAATTTAGGTTTCAGTACAGATTCGGTCATGATCTTGATAGCCAAATTAGTGGTGAACCAGAGGTCATTGAGGCAAAGTTAGATCACAAATGTGATAACGACATTTGTGAGTGTGTACTTCCAGTGAAGGTGGAAACACATCAAGTTATCGTTATGCCAATGAGAAGAGACACGATAATGGATCTGGTTAAGAGATTCGTTTGGAGCTATTCTATCGGTATGTTTTTATTTGCTTTACGGGAAATGGGTATACCAGCGCCCCGCATGAGTAAGAAACTCATATTCAGTTATGTCAACAGCATAATATCTATAATGGATGATGAATATAGAATGAAACTCGTGCAGAAATTAGTTATGTTAATTGCAGCAGATAGATTAGTATTCCGTGTCGGAGCTAGTAGTTATGGAGATGATCTTTTAACAAACCCATATTTGGTTTCCAGTTTAGAATTTTTTAAGACTGGAGATACTTATATGGCCGATTTAGCTTACTATAAGGCCTTAATTACGCAGAAGTTAGCCGCGATACATATTATTATGTTTATTGTTGCACTGTCAGCGACCTTGTGGTTTGCTTATCAGGTTATTAGATTGTCCTATAAGTGCTTAGCGTTTGTCAATTTGAGGTTTGTCAAACGTGTCCGTAAGGCCTCCGAGGTTGCCGTCTTAAAGGTTAAAGTAAATCAGGTGACTTATACTTATGACAATACAGGAAGTGTAGTTACAAAAGCAAATGTATCCGTAGATAAGTTTCCTGAAGCAACCACCCTCATCTTAAGCTCAGATTGGACTCTAACAAGAACCACTCAGAATTCGACGCCCTTTGGTGTTAGCGTACCCATAGCATATCCTGACAAGGAGAGTGCGATAATTGGGGCGATTCAACCCACTGAATTACAGGCAAGTAGTTTGATGAGTGGTATTGTTAGTATCTATCTGAACCACAGTTATAATACAAACCCAATCTCGTTAGATTTTCGCCAGCACAGTTATGGCTTTCGATACAAGAACTTATTAGTTAGTACAGCACACTCATTAGATGAGATGCTAGGAAGACGGTTCATGTTAGTAGGCTGTAACGGTATGGTTGAATACTCTTTGGACAAAGATGAGACTACTTTGAAAGAAGTTTCTCGATATACTCTAGGAGAATTATCAGCTATTGAATTACCAGATGATAAATGGGATAGTTTGGGAGTTAGGAAAATGAAGCCTTGCCCAATCTATCAAGCTAGATATTTCGATTCAAGAATCTATACCGAGAAAAGACATCAGTCGCGAGGACCAATAAAGCTCTGGCAATATACGTCTGCTGTCTCTGACTTGATTGGGGGTGAGATTGTTCACGCACATCCGACAGATTTTGGATACTCAGGTTCGCCTATAATATGTGCAGACCAAGTGATTGGTGTACATACTCGTGGCGGTAATGGGAAAGAAAATTATGGTCAAAGTTTCTACTATTACCACAAGTTTTTAGATCACGTTCTAAGCAAAACAAAGAGTAAGAATGAAAGCAATTTTGTGAATTACTTCAGGAAAGCTTATGATTCAGGAGATCAAACTTGGAACTTGAGTTATGGAATGGATACAGTGGTAGCGTACAAAGGACACAAAGTGTTTATCATAGACATCGCCACTTGGGATAAAATCCAAGAGGGTGAAGACGTTGATGACGTTGATGCCTATGCTTATGATGACAGAGATCCTGATACAGTGTGGGACTTGAATACGAGAATGGAAGATTTCTTGTATCGTTCCATTGAGGAAGGACCTGTTGGCAGACCTGAGAGCGCGAAACCGGAGTCAAAAAGACCACCGAAGAAGCGCCGAGGTAAAAAGCCGTCTAAGATTATAAGTGTTCCGGAAAGCAAGCCACAATTCAGATTCGTGCCGGGTGAGCGTTTACACATGACGAAACAATCAAATAAGCCACGTGTAAAACTTGAACATCCTCTGCTTAAGATGATTGAAGAACGTTATCCAGAATTGGTCGAACAAATGGAGCTACTCCAGTATCCGGAAAATACTGTTGAGAATCAAAAAGCTTCCCTGGACGTTCATCAAAAATACCTCAACACCCGTACAGCAAAACTCGATAATTTTGAAGAGGTTAGGCAATTACATAGACGTTTATATAGGGATGCAAGATGGAAATTGCCGCCTCTTTGGATGTCAGTGGAGAGAATCGAGAAAGCCATTGGTATGTTAGATTTGACAGCCACACCAGGTTATCCATACAAGATCCAGTTCGCAACAAATAAACAACTTTTAGAGGCTCATAAGGCTAATAAATTAGATTTGGTGAAGTTGGTCCAGGACAAGATCATGTGTATGTTGACAGACAAACCTTATGTGGATCCCATTTACGTATTCATTAAGGGTGAGCCCCACAAAGTAACCAAGATGTTGGAGAAACGTTACAGGCTCATCTCTTCGGTGGATATAGTAAATCGGCTGGTGCATGAACTTCTTTTTAGACCTTCCTTAGAAGCCGAAGTAAAGAACTTCAAAACGATACCGACTAAAGTTGGTATTAGTTTCCAATATGGAATATTTGGAGCAGTATTGAAAGACTTTGGAGGAAATTCTAAAAAGATAGCATCACTGGATTCTACAGCCCATGACTGGACTGTTTCTCACGCTGATTATGTAGAAGACAGCATTCTACGCCTTGATTTATGTGATGGTAAGGACAATGATGATATAAACACCAAAACATTCTTAAAATGTTGGGCAGGTAGTTATTATTACTTATCGAATGCACCCCTCATAGTAGGAGACGGAACGGTCTACAAACCTACGATGGGTGGTGTGCAGAAGAGTGGAGGATTATTGACGATATCCATGAACTCTAAGATAGTAGTAAAAGATTATATGTCTTACGTTTTAAAGAATAATTTATGGGATGATGTCCTTCATGGAGTGATCGCTTTAGGGGATGATGCTCTTGAGAAATTCGACGATGAAAAGTTGAGTTTGGAAGGCTATAAAGCCTATGCAAGGAGTATCGGAGCTATAATCGACGCACCACCATTAACAGATATTATGGGAGTAGAATTCTGTTCCAATACGGTTATCGAGAGGGAAAATACCTTGATCCCGATTTCTCAAAATTTACCAAAGCAATTAAAGAATCTTTTCTATTCAGATGTGAATCCCAACGATTTTGATGGAGTATTGGAAGGCTTCGCTGAGAATAATATTTATCACCCTTCAGGTATTGGGGAACTTGTAGCTAAGTTCCTTATTGACGAAGGGAAAACGAGAAAATCAATTGAAGAATTCCAGTATTTAGCTACAGGTTCTGAGGTTGCTAGGAATCGTGTTATCTCTCGAATACCAAGGTATTGTGAGAATTGATCATTGTGATATCAATGAAAATATTTTCCCGCCGTGTGCTGAACGAGATTTCAGCTTTGTGATTGACAAATTAAACAATCTTTCTATGTTTGATCGTGTAGAACGTCGTTTGTGGGATTGGTCTTTTAGATTTGGGATAAATCCGTTAGCTCTCCAAGTAATCGTAGGTTACGGAGGATTAGGAGCATACGTGACATATTCTGAATTTAAGAAACTTTTAAAACAGACGCCGTTGGAGCGAGAAGACATCTTTGCCCCTTCCTTGTTACAACCCACCAAAAGCAGATCTAAACTACGTATAGAGAAGATGTATGGTCGAAGTATTCCCGGTATGAATGGTTTTGCTCCTTTGCCAAAAGCGAAGGAAGACACTACTGTGACATCAACAAACGAGATGCGAAAGAAAAATCGCATTTCGTCTGGGAAATCTGATGTAAAATTCCAGATTTTTCCAGGTGAAGATGCCACGGTAGGTGTCGCGCAACAACCGACGTTTCAGCCGGTGAAGCACGGAAACAAGTTAGATAACAAAATCTCTAATACTGGTAGGGATCTGTCAAAGTGGGTTCCCCCTCCCAGGTTGGTGGGAGTTGAACCGAATCCAGGACCTAATGGAAGAAAAAGTCGCGCCAAGAAGACTAAGAAGGTAGTTATTCAAGTGGCACAGAATCAGCCAAAACGTAAGAAACGTACTAGACGAAACCGAAGTGGAGGTGGTATGCAAGTAATTGCACCACCTTCATCACTCGTTAATATTCCTAGAAGGTTTGTTACAGCTAGTTCGGTGTCACACCAAGGTTCTCATGGTCTCCAATTTCGGGGATGTCAGAGAATTTGTGATGTATCTGTGATAGGACCAAATCCTACACCCGCTAGTTTGGCCAACATTCCGGAATTCTTTCCGGCTGCTGGACAAACCACGCGAAGATTTCCCACAAATCCTACATCAACGTGGATTGACTTTGACCCTTCGAATTTATTACCTCCTTTAGCTACTAATGGTGCTCTTTATCAACAATATAGATGGGTGAATGCTACATTACATTGGAATCCTACTTGTGGAGCTAATACTACAGGTCAGTTGGTGTTAGCTTACAGTAGAGATGCTTGTGTGCGTTTAAATGCGACGAAGGATGAGATGGCAGCCTTAGCGGATAGCGTTGAAATCGCGCCGTGGGCTACATTTAATCTACCGTTGACTTCATTGGATACTACTATGAAGTATTCATTTGAGCCAGCAAGCAGTAGTGATGCAGACAGACGTCTCTCAGACGGTGGAATGTTGGGTGTTTCCGGGAATATTCCTGGTTACAACACCACAACTGGTTATGGGCCGATACTTGGAAGTTTGTATTTAACATACACAGTACAAGTATTTTCTCAGGCCCCACTATCTTTGTTGACGACTGTTCTGAACGGTCTAAAATTGTTGAAAGAGGGTGGGCAAGTTGTTCATGGTGATGATGGATGGATAGAACCATCTCCGTTGCCTAGAATGACTCCCCAGACTCGATCTTTGATTAGGTCTTGAGGTTCTGGTTTTGCACTATAAAATAAGACAGAAAAGTCTTTAAAATCCGTACGACCGCGCGTTACGTTAAACTCTCGCGGAGCCCCCTAGGGGGCTGCATGGTACC